GTGTCCTGTGTATGAGAGAATTGAGATTTTTACCCATACCCTAGTTATACCGTAGGGGGTTTGTTGCCTCTTGATGAGTTGCAGGATTTATGAGCTGGTAATAGTGGTGAGTTTGGGACACCAGGGTAGTAGTGGTCTGCTGTTATTTGTGATTTGTCTGTGAATGGTTGTTTACATAGCCAACATATTGTGGCTGATTCTCTTACTTGTTTTGCTCTTTTACGATAATCGCCTGAATAGTGTGTGCGATTTGGTTTACGGTTTAGATCAAGTTTTGCAATGTATTCGGCTTGGTGTTGCGTGCAACGGTTTCCTTTGTCGACAAGGATGCCACAGGTGAGGCAAGGTCTTTTGAATCCCATTGTTTAATTGTCCCATTGGTTTGCGATACCCATCCGTAGATTGGTGGGTGTGAGAAGCTGTCGTGGGTGATGGCTGTTTGAACTGCGTCATACAAATATTTGGTGTGGTTAATACCCCAGTCCTTTGTTGTTCTGTATGAAGTTGCTAATGAACCTAAAGCTAATGATCCACCTGAACCTATTGCCCAATATGGTGTGCAGGATGAGATGCCTAATGTGTTGGAGATACTGAACGCTCTGCCGTGTGTAACAAGTAGGAGTTCTGATTCTGGTAGTTCTGCTACACCATCCTTAACATCAAGGGTTAGTTGTTCTTGAGCAATCTTTCTTATTAAAGGTATTACTGTTTTCGCTACCCATTGATACCAACTCATTGTGTCCTCTTTCTTTTTTAGTTGTGGTGGAACTGCTGGATACTTAACTAAATATTGCAACACATCACAAACACGATCTGCCCCTGATGCAGCGATAAGCCATTCGCCTTGACGAATAATCTTATTCATTGGTGGAGCTGTGTGATATGACTCATCTGTTATCCCTGATTCAGACATCATCACACATTGTTTGTTTGTTGAAGCAATACCTATTGTTGTCATTTAACCTTGAGACTCTCTCGGTCAATGCTTATGTTTGCGTCTTGTAAACACTCTGCATATGTTTCGTGGTCTTGTGTTTCACAACCTGAACGACAGTTACTCATTAGTGGCTTCTTCCATAGCATCTATGGTTACTTGATTAGGTGTGTGCTTGTAGTTGTAACGTTTCTGTTCACGAATCTTCAGCTTTGCTGGACTATAACCACCAATGGTTCTACCAGTCTTACGTTGCTTGCGTGGATTCTTCTTCCAAGCCTTACCGCTTTTACGGTTATCGTTACGAGTACCACCTGACTTGCCTCTACCTTTAGCCATCACTCACCCTTACCAATAACAGAACCTTTACCACCAGCAACATCAACAGCGTGCAAAACACCAGCAATAAACAAAGTTGGTATCTGATGCTCTGTGCTATTAACATTCCTGAAAGTCATAACCTCAACCTCAGCCATTAACGAATCAATGATTGCTTGACGTGTGAAACCAACAATCAAATGAGTTTGGTCAATACCAGGTTCAAGTTGTTCAGGTGTCCTATCGTAATGTTCTAACGCATAGTTCATAAGCAATGCTTTGATGCGTTGACCAACAGGATCACTAAATACTTCTACTCCCACGATTGTTTCAACCAGCCTTGTTCGTGTGCATCTTTAGGATTCTGTGTAACCCAAGTATGGCAAGGTCTACATAAAGCAACAAGGTTTTCCTCATCAACTATTGAACCGCCTCTAGCTCTTGATTTAAGTTCGTGAACATCTTGACTTCTATCTGATAAACATCTTTGACAAATAGGTCTATCGCCCAACAGTTTCCTAACCAAGTTCCTACGCTTAGTTGCGTAAAGTTTCTCCATTTTGGCTGAACGTGGGCGAATAGTCATAGGTTTATTCTAGAACGATTCGTTGACCCAAGAATTATTATCCGATTGGGTTGCGTGAGGCTTATCCTTTTGTATAACAAGGTTTGAGTTGAAAGATTTACGTCTTAACTCAGCACCAACAGATTCAGCTTCAACTTCAAATACGGTCTTTTCTGTTCCATCTTTGGCTGTGTAAGAACGTTGTTTCAGTTTTCCAACTACAACAACTGTGTCACCTTTGAAACAAGTTGCAGTAACATTTTCAGCTGTGTCATTCCAAACATTTATGTTCAAAAATATTTTATCCCCATCAACCCATTGACCTGATGGGTCTTTTTTACGATCAGAACAAGCAACACGAAGTGATGCAACAGACTTACCTGTCGTTGTGAAACGTAACTCTGGGTCAGCAGTTAAATTGCCCACAATTACTATTGTTGGTAATGGCATTACTTTTCTCCTTTTATCTTGGTTAATCGGCTTCCCTGAGTGATAGGAAAGAAACCAACAGATTTGGTTCTCTTGGTTTTGTTCTCGAACTCTGTTGTTGTAGGTAAATCTGTTTGGTCTTTCCATTGAGGTTCAAATAAGCGCAAATCAAAGGCCCACACACCTTGAGGGGTTGAACAAATATAGGTAGGAATCATTCCGCGTTCGCCTGCCTCATATTTGAGGCGAGTGTATTTTGATTGCTCAATCATCAGATTTTCATAATGAGAGTGACGACATTTCAACTCAATAAATAGTTGTCTTTGGATTGAGAAACAATCATACGAATCGTAAACACCTGATGATTTAACTAGGTCAGGCATATAGAACTCTTTAAGTTTTAGGAACAATTCTTTTTCGTTCATAGTCTGTGTGCAATCACGCGAATAACTTTTCTTTTATCTTTAACATTTTCAGGTAACTTAAAAGCTCTACGCAATCGATCTCTTTCTGCAGCCGTGAAACTTCCCCAAATTCCCCACTTGTTAGTCCAACCATCCTCAAGGCAGAAACCTCGAACTGGACAACCCAAGCAAACACGGATAGCGCGTTTAATTTGAACAACATCGTCAGCTTCACAAAAGAATAATTCTGGATTAACATCCAAACATTTTGCGTGTATTTGCCAATCATCAGGTTTTGGGCATTCAGCACAAATCTCAGTCCCCTCGATTGGGTGATGATTGCAATCTTTTAACACGAAGTTCCTCAATTAGTGCAGTTATAGTGTCCAAACTTACAACAGCCCACCATTTATCCACATTTGCCACTCCCACACCATTTGGTTTAATAACTAGCACACCAAGTTCCTCACCAGCGTTAATGCGTTCAATTTCTGTTTCTTTCATCCACTCGTGAATCTTGTAAGAGCGTTGGTTCTTTACTTCAACAACACAGCCAGGAACACCAGCAATATCACCCTTATCGTTCTTACCTGACAAAGTTCTTCTTTCGACTGCTGGGAAAGTTTGCTTCAAATAATCAGCAACAGCAGTCTCAGCTAGTGTACCTTTCTGTTTAGCTTTACTCACCTACGCAACAACTTCACAACACAATAAAAGATTACAACTTGCATAATAATAATTATTACCTCATTCATAAACGTCCTCACAATGCTTTGTCCACAAAGGAATTAAATCTGAATTAACATCCAATCCAAAACCTTTGCGATTCAATCGTGCAGCCGTAACAATCGTGCTGCCAGACCCACACATAGGATCGGCAACTAAATCATTTTCATCAGTAGTCGTTAAAATCAATCGTCTTAATAGTTCCTCAGGAATTTGATTGACGTAATTGTTTTTATCTTTTGAAACGTTTTTACACATATTTATCTCCCACCAATCGTAAAGATTTGTGCCAGTTTTACCAGACTCAATCAGTTTTTGAATCCTTTTATCAGTAGGATTTTTATAAGGTTGTTGAATAGCCTTAATGTTAATCTTTGGCTCATCTTTCACTAACCATAAAATAGCTCTTGTTGCCTTTGTAAACTTCTTAGAATTGACGCCTATATTGCTTGGATAAACCCAAAATAACCATTGGTGAATTTTCCATTCAGAATCCAAAAACACAGGATAAAGTTCAGCAATTTTTTCTGGATAATTTATGTAGAAACAAGAGGAATCATCTGTAGATGACACAAACATCCAATTCAGCAAATCAAAAGTTTGTTGCGCATACTCATCCATTGATAACTTATCTTTGAAAGAACCTTTGTAGTCATACCCAATGTTGTAAGGAGGATCTATAATGTAAGTCTGAACATTTTGTATATACTCCATAAACTCAAATCCAGTATTCACAAAAGTTTTATTACCTTGCGATATTTGAAACATTTAATAACCCCAGATTCTTTCATCAGCACGATCCTTTGCTAGCAAATCGCTATCAGGTTCATAAGTTGGCTCAGACTTCACTAATTCATCCCAAGACTCATAAATAAAAGTCACAGAACCATCAGGATTATTTCTAGTAATCATTTATTTCTCCCAGGAAGTTTATGAATAGTCCAAGGAAGTGTTAAAAGAAACAACCAAGTGCCGTACACAATGAAATCGTAGGCAGTCATTATTTCACCAAACAATCGTGTGATTCGCCTTTAATATGACCTTTTTGGCACTCAACGCAAATAGTTACAAGGCGCAAAGTAGTTTTATTATTAGCTTTAAGAACAGGGCCAAAGGATTCCTTAACTTCGTCATAAATAACATCCGCTAACTCGTCACACAAAGCTAAAGCCCCAGCACCGTCATAAACCAAAGCCCACTCATCAATGCCAAGGGTTTCAATCAAAGACTGAACATAAACATCCTGTAATTGAAGTTCACCATCAACAATTTTGTTTGATAATTCTTTAATCCGATCCGTTTTATTGACCACATTGTGAGCAATCCAACGCACCATAGAATCCAAATCATCCTGTGGCACTTTAATAACAATATGCTCACCATCTCTTTTAACGTTAGGCATTTACTTTGTCCCTTTCTGTTAATTGTTCGTAGCACCAACCACAAACACTATTATCTGTTATACGACTGACATTTATCACCCAAGCACAACCAGAACACACAACATCAAACATTAGAAATCCCTCTGGTTAGCAGGATGCTTAGCAAAGTAATGCTTGATTACAACTGTTCCAGCAATGATCTGTCCTTGCCAAGAATTGTCGTGTTCATAACCAAAACCACATTCCAGGCAAACAAGTTCACAATCAGGATTAACCGATTGATCAATAATTGATGCAAATAAATCAAAGTTCTCATAAATTGCATCAGGTAATGCTTCTTTCGTCTTACTCATTTGTCCCTCTTTCCTTTTAGGTTCTGCTGGCCAGTTACGCAGGTATCCAACCAGCAGAAGATTTGTTTTATTGAGCTGAAGCCCATTTGTTAATCATTTTTCTATATTCAGTTTCTTTGTTAGCAAACTTGACTGCACAATTTCTTGAACAGAAACCATACAAAGTATCTTCAAACCAGCGATACTTTTTCATTTCGTTGTAATCGCCCTCAGTTTTGCAATAATCACAAAACCCTTGAATCATTCCTGATCTAATCATCTTTGGCCCTTTCCTTGACCTTGTATAACAATACTAAAGGTTAGGTCAGACAAACTCAAGCCAAAGACACACTTTTTGCAGATTGTTACCAAATTGTTATAAACGAACATCTGTTCGAAAGGTTTAACGTTCAGGTGGAAAACTAGGCAGAGGATGGCAGGAATAACCCTACCAACCCCGAATAACGCCCAGTATGGAACTGAGGCTTTCGGATGGGTGGCCTTTCGACCACGATTGCGCCATTTGTAAACCAAGATTGGTAGATCAATGTTAGGCAACCAGTTTTAACATCTCTTATGTTTACTCGCACATTTTCGATTTTGTGCTCGCTTGATTATTTTCTTGCAAGACAACACATCTGCCTCAAACGCAGATTTAGCGTGTGATAAGCACGCCCAGAGCCTTTAACGAGCCTCTGTCACTCGACTACAAGTTCTACCATACGATTTACAATCCATTCAACAACTGGTACAGCTACAGCGTTTCCAATTTGTTTGTACCTATGAGTATCAGCTTGGCTAGCAGTCCAATCATCAGGAAAACCTTGCAATCTTTCACATTCAATTGGCAAAAGTCTACGAACCTTAGTTGTAGATACCATTGGCATATTATTTCCACCAGTACCCATATAAGCTGTCAAAGTGTTAGTAGTTGATCCTTGTATTCTTGCACCATCTTGTCTGTGTGGATGAAACACTATTGCAACAGATCTTGCGTCACCGCTATCAAACGTATTCAATGTTGGATGCACTTCTCTTTCAGACCATATTTCTGGTGGAAGATTTCCCTCAGAATCCCTTGCACCGCTTCTAGTAGTTTTAATGAACCACATCATTATTAGATTGTTTCCTTAAAACTTGTTCTAATTCTTTTGGCAGTGTGTTCCCCTTGCGAGTTGCCCTGCGTAATATTCCTTCGCAAGCTGTTGGGCTCAAAAAGTATTTTTCCTGCACTGGTTTCGTCTCCAAGACATCCGACAATAAAGACTCGCCTGCGTCTTTGTGGTACTCCAAAGTATTGCGCATCAAGCACTCTCCACGCCACGCCATACCCGAGTTCAGCCAACGTTCCGACAACAATTCCCATATCTCTACCTTTGGAACTTGATAATAAACCTGGGACGTTTTCAATGATGAAATGTTTTGTTTTTGTTTCTTCAAGGATTCGCGCGATCTCCCAAAAGAGTCCTGACCGTTCTCCTCTAAGACCTGCTCTGCGACCTGCAACGCTGAGGTCTTGGCAGGGAAATCCACCTGCAATGATTCCTCGTTCTGGAATAAATCCTGTTGCTCTGAGTTGTTCACCTGTTACCTCTTTCACATCATCAAATAGTTTTGTTTCAGGGAAATGTAAAGCTAAAACTTCTCTACATTTTTTATCTATCTCTACTGCTGCAGTTACTTTGACTCCTGCTCTTTGGAAAGCAAGGTCAAAACCACCAACACCAGCAAATAAACTTATTGCCGTTAAATCAGACAAGATTTTCTTCAAGACCTAAATCGTTGTAAAGCATATTTAACGACAAAGCCACAATTCTTTGTTCATCTTGTGACAAAAGATTAAGTTCAGATACACGAACCAATGACTCACCACAGTTAATGAAACGTAAAATCTCAACTAAAACAAGTTCAGTACGAGTCCACTCAAAACTATCAATTGTTTTCCAATCAATTCGGTTAATATCTAAATCGGTTGTTTCAAATGCTTTATGGTTTCTCATCCAAGTCATCTTTACTAAATTGGAAGCAACTTTAGCTCTATTCATCTTTTAGCCTCTGGAATCATCATCTCAACGGATATACGGATCACTTCAGAAATCGAAGCGTTATGTTGTTTAGCAAATGCTTTAAGTGCTCGCATTTGTGTGTTATTTAATCGCAGCGCAATCAAATTATCTTTACCTAATTTGTCAGACATTATTTCCTTTCGCAGTTAGGTTCAATGTTATACGGCTTTGTTACTTAGGTTGTGTCGGGTCAGCGGAAAGGGGACACAAGTGCCAACCCGACACAAGAGACCCCCGCCAGGGTGGTCTCGGTGGACATCTGAGCCACTAGGGAATGACTCAGATGACATCTTTGAGATTCGCTCTTAATCTTTGGATGCGAATACGAGTATAGGCAACATAGGCTAAACAGTCATCTAATTCTTCTAGCGCATCATCCAAAATATCAGCTGGTTTTTTATCTTCAATCTTTTGCTTATCGCCAGAATCATATTGTTCTGCACCTATTCCTAGAATTCTTTTTTCAACTGAAGAAATGGCGTGCGCAATTGCTTTTGCTAAAGCATCTTTTGTCATAAGACGGCTAAGTCACTCCAACCTTTTTTGTCGTGCTGACCGACCAACATAGTCATTGTTCCAGGAGATGACCATATTCCAGACATATCTGTAAACCATTTTGACCCACCATTAGTTGATCCGTCTGTGTCTAAAGATGGGCATTGGAAACGTGTGAACGCACCAAAGTCGTCAATTTTTATGTGGTGCTTATGTGCTGTGAACCAGATTCTTGGTTCTGAACCATTATCTCTAAGTAGTCTTAAAGATTGTGCTCGTAACCATTCCAGCTCTTTGCCAGATATTTTATGACCGTGAGTAAAAGCACATTCAATACCTGAAAGATTTATTTGCATACTCATTTGATCGTGAGGTATATGCCAGTCATCAACAATGTCATAACCATCCAAGATTCTTTTCAATGTGTCAG